TTATACTTGGTGTACCAGTCGTAGGAGTGTAGTCAGCTTGCCCAACGACAAGTGTGCCTGTGAAACTATTCCTAAAACAAGGAAGGTTTGGTAATCTTTGAAATACCATTTCTTCAGCTTGTGCTATGATTACATCTATTGAATCTACAAGCTCTGACGAATCATTTTCTAAATAATTTTGTATATTAGCTTTTAAAGTTGTATAACTCATTTATTGACCCCAAGCTCCTTCATTCCAAGCACCAGAACCCCACTCTAAATTAACTTGTACATTAGTAGAGTCACCTACACCACCTATACCACCTGTTCCAGTTTCATTCAAACTTATTTGTACAACTTCATCATTACTTGAACCATGATTACCTACTGCACCAGTGCCTGATACCCCACTACTTATAGCAGGTTGATTTAAAAATCCAACCCCAGAAGTACCACCAGTGCCTGATACCCCAGTTGCATTAAACTCAACAACTAAATTTGTAAAAGTAACTGGAGTAAGTGTTTTAGCAGTCCAACCCATGCCAGAATGATTTGTACAATAATAATATAAAGTTGGTGCTCCACTCGCTACTGTTATTTCGGTATATGCACCAGAACTGCCAGGTGTACCATTTGTAGTTACTCCATTTGTATATTCTGATCCACCCCCATGAGATCCGTTAGGTGTAGTGGAAAACCTTAGTGGATGACCACTATTAGAACTATCTGATTGATCAAATCTATAAGTTGTACCCTCTGATAAACTCAAAGTAACATCAGCAGTGGCTGTAGAACCATTAATTGCATACTTATTAGATGAACCGACATTATGATAAGGATGATTTGAAGGATTACCACCAACAACTGTAATAGCAAAAGTCACAGTTCCAGAAGCAGGAGTTTTAGCAGATCCACCCATAGCAGAGTGATTTGTACAATAGTAATATAAGTCAGGTGCAGAAGTTGCTACAGATATTTCAGTATATGCATTAGCTGAACCAGGAGTTCCATTCGTGGTAACTCCTGTAGTGTATTCAGATCCACCCCCATGTGTTCCATTGCTTGTAGTAGAAAATCTTAATGGATGCCCACTATTAGAACTGTCTGATTGGTTAAATCTATAAGTCTTACCCTCTTGTAAATAAAGAGTCTGTTGTTGTACACCATCAACTAAATATTTATTGCCACTATCTGTGCTTTGAACTGTAATACTATATTCTACATAAGATTCAGTTCCTAATGTGCCAACTTCTCCAGTGCCACTTGTACCAGTTTCTGTAATAGATGCAAATGGAGTCTCTGTTCCAATATCTCCTGTTCCACTTGCTCCAGTCGCATTTGGCTCTATATTTTCTACTACAAATAATTCAGTAAATCCAACAAAACCATTACCACTAGCACCAACAGATTTTCTGTTTTGTATTTTTGTAAAAGGATCAAATGAAAATGCAAGGTCTAAGGTGGCATTTTCTTGTTTATGATTACTAGGTCTTGGATCAAATAATGCAGTAGCATCAAATACATTTTTTGCAGGAGTTAATTGTGGATGCTTTGCTTCCCATTCATCTGGAGCTACACGCAAATTATCCCATGTAGTTTTAAGTTCTGTATATCGAACCCTTTGACCACCTCTATCACTTATTGCGTAAGATTTTGAACCTTTTGCATATCTTGGCATACTACACTAAATTCAACACAGTTGGTTGAACCCTCAAACTTACACCATCATTATCTGAGGAAGCTGCGTAATTAAATGATCTTTCATACATTTCGTTTAATAATTGAAATTTTTCTGGTGCATATTTCATAGATAATTTAGAAGCCAAACCTGCACAAATACAATCACTCCAACGATAAGGTATATCGGCATCCTGATTAGAAGCTGTAATATCGTCTAATTGGTTCATTACCCAATAATTTAATGTGTAAGCTTTATCTGGTACATTCCAAAAATAAATAACTGGTGTATATTGTCTATCAAGCATATATTGACTTGGTTTTCCTTCAGTGGTTTTATTCGGTATTTGATTGTACTCAGATATTGTAATTCTATGAATAACTTGATCAGTTGAATCTTCACGAATTACTGCATCAATAATATCAATTGTTCCTACAGGCAATGTATAATTAGCTGTGCCAGATGATAAAGTTAAAGTGTTTTGAGTAACTGCCCAATAGTTAATACCTCTATTAGCCCACTCAGAAAACAATAAATTTAAACTTCTACGAGCAGAAACTGCTTGATATCCAGTCCTAGTCTCTGCTCCTAAACCACAACGATCATAAGCTTCAGCTATTATTTCTTCGACACTAGGTCTAAATGCTACTGTACCAGATAATGCCATTAATACTGTTTAATACCTCTAATAATAATTTGATATGCATCACCTGCTGCATCTGCACCAGTTGTAGTAAATTTAATGTCACCAGTGCCATTAGTTCCAAAACTAGAACTTGTTGGTAAACCACCAAATTTAGAAAAATCCTGATAACCTGACTGACCTTCAGTTAAATGCATTACTATTATATCAGTATCAGCATCAGCTAATATTTCTACTGTCATAGCAGAAATAACCCACCAACACTCTGCAATTCTAATTCCTGTGCAAGTTTCTCCATCAGCATTAACTGCCAAAGAAGATACATCTATTTTAGAAACTGCACTTTCATTACCTGTGTCAACATACTGATACTGAAAAGCCATTACGACTTCTCTAGTGTTATCAGTTATAGTCGTTACTTTTGTAAGATCTGCCATTTATCACTCCGATATTTCGCCACGCAATAGCATAGCTTTATATTCAGCACTCCCTTTTGGGGGGAGTGCCTTATTTTTTGAAGTTTTCTTGGTACTGACCCAAGCTTCATTAACATTAGGAGTATCTGGATTATCGGAAATAAATTTGCCAGATTTTGTTCTAGCTCTTTTTTTCTCAGCCATTTAAATCTCCATTATCTGTTTTGGGCAGCAAACATATAGTCTATGTTCATTGATTTAGTTCCTGTAGCAGAGCCAGATAGTTCCATAGCTCCAAGAGCTAAGTTTTCGTCATCTGGAATATTTGCTGTATGTGTAGCAACTTTATTTCTGTTTACAAAAAACTCAACAGAGCCAGTGCTCTTTACATGAAAACCAAGTGTAACTGCTGTACCACTTGCAATATCTACACCAGAATCTGTTGTAGTTGCAGTACCATCTTTTTCAGTCACACAGTCAATATTACTGTCACCATCGTCTACTTGAAAAACAATTCGATCAGCTGCTGTTAGCATTGCTTCTGGATTAGTTGCAAAGTTTACTGTTAAACCTATACAAATATCCATTGCATCACCTTCTGCATCAGTCGGAGTTATTTTAGTTTCAAACCAAATATCTCTACCAGATGCCACTGCAAAAATCTCATTGCCTTGTATTGAAGCACCATCATTGTCAGTGGTAGCTTGTGAACTTAAAGTAACTGCACCACCTACAACATCAGCTGCGATAGCTGCTGAAGCACTACTATCTTTTACAACTGTCCAGTCATTTGTACTATCTAAAGCAACACCAGTAAAATCATCCATGTAAACCATGTAATCTGGATTGCGATCTATTGGTAAGTTTTCAAACCAACCTTTTGAATTACCTTTTCCTGAAAATAGAATAGGTCCTGAAAAATGTGTATTAGCCATGTTAATCTCCTGTCTTGGCTAGTGTCAGTTGCAATACAACTGTCAGGATTAAAGTAAAAGGGAGAGATAAACTCTCCCTTAGTTTATTTAGTCAGCACCCTCTGTACCGAAAATACCTCTCCAGTCAGTAAATCCGAAAGAATATCTTTCTCTTACTTTATAGCGAACATTTCCAGTTTCAAAGTCACCTTCCATCCCTTTTTTCATTGGGGATCTTTGGAACATTTTCATACCATCAGGTACATCTGTTAAAATAAAGAATTGATCTGAATCAGTCAATCTTCTCATAATATGATAACCTTGTGGCAGATATCCACCTGACCTAATAGCATTAATATCATTATCTGCTGTTCCAGTTCTAAGCTGTGACTCCAACAATCTTTCAGCAACAAAAGTGTAAGCTGTAGGAATAATTAAAGTTGTACCTTGAGCTGCAATTCTTAAACCACGATCATCTTTCATATCAGAAATTTGAATTAACATTGATTCAAGTGATGTTTCAGATAAATCTGCTGCTGTTGCCAAAGTATTGCTTTGGTTTCCATTTCTTGTTGGGTGAGCAGTGCTTAACAGTGAGACACCATCTCCACCACCATATGGATCTGTATTTGAAGTTGCGTTATTCAAAATATTTGCAGCTTTGATTTCCTTAGTGGAAGCCATAGATCTAGCAAGTGCTTTTGTGTAACGACTAGCAATTGAACCATACAAACCATCTTCTTCAGCTTCTTCAGTTATTGAAAATGCTAATGCAATAGTTTCATGCTGATATCTAGCTGTCCATTGTTGACTAGCAGAATCATAGCTTATAGACGCACCTTCGTCTTTTGTTGGTGCGTTACCAAAACCTTGCAATAAAACATCTTCTTCAAAAGCTTTCACTGAAGTGTTTGAAGAAAAAACTGCTTCATACTCTGGTGGGTATCGATCATACTCAAGACCAAAAAGGGTATTAAGCCCTGGTTCGAGCAATTTAGCAAATTGTGCTCTATTCATAGACATTGTTTAGTACCCCCTATATACCTGCTGTGTCTTTGAGAATATGCTCATTAATAAGCACCTCAACAACAGCATTTGCACCAAAAGCATTGTCTGGTGATTCAAAAAGACCAATAATCTTACAAGTAGCAGTACCTGTACCCATACTAGAATTTAATTGAAAACCAGATTGCCCTGTCGTAGTAGATCCTGCACCTGCAACAACATCAGCACAATTACCAATGTTAGTCTGAGCAGGAGATCCGTCTGACATAACTTTATAAACAATATATGGATCATCATATACATATGCGATTATGTTTGTAGCAGAAGTTCCAGTTGGAAAATACTGACTATAAACATATGAACCATCTGAAGCAGTATAAGACACACCTGCAAATACACCAATATTGTTTGTCTCTGTAGCAGAATGAGGTGTTATAACACCATCTGCTGTTAGAATACAAAGATCACCTGTAAAGATGTTCTCTGCCAAACCACTTGTTATAGTGTATTTATTTGCACGAGGAATATTACCACTCATATGGCGAACTGGCACAAAGCCAAAGGCTGAATCAACATTAGCCATTTAATTTCTCCTCAGAGTTAAGTTTCAATCTTCCATGACAGATAGATCCCTGCCACGACTCGTATTAGACGAACGATCTTGGTAGATCCTTTGTCCAGTAGTTCGACCTAACGCATCTAAATCCCCTGAAATTGATTGATTTGCTTCAGAACTCTTATTCCTATAATAATTTTTCTGTGCTTTGTGCTTTTCAATAGGCATTTCACAAAGCAACATGCCTTCAATTCCAATTGAACCTGCCCATTGACCATGATTGATAGTTGGGAACAACTGACTTTTCACAGTATCGGACTTGCGTGGTTGCCATCCTTCACGCATACGTTTGTATACGTTGTCTGGTGTTTCTTTACCCTGAATCGAGGTAGCTATCCATCGTTGAGTGTATCCTGGTCGAGGTTCTGGAGCATCCAACAATGAGGGTGGTTTCCAAGCTGTGTCTGGTCTTGTTTCAGTTTCACGCACAGAAACCCTGTTTTGATTCGCACGAATGTTTCTATTTTCAACCATAATTAGCTCCTTTGCTGTTTTCTAATTTCAGCTTCATAATTTTTAAGACTTTGTTCATCACTAATCCCAAGTTGTCTAGCCATTGCAAGTTGATCTTTCGTCATTCGTACTCTATTGCCCTTATAAGACGAGCCACCTGTAGTTGGTGCAACTGGTTGTCTACTTTTTACTTTAGTCTTATTTGGACTTGTGCCTGATATTAACTCAGGAAACACCTTCTGTAAACGATTATTTAATTCTTCATAATAATCATCTGAATTTTTATCAAATCCTTCAGCTTCAATTTGCACATCGATAGCTCTAGCTGTCGCTGTCTCTCTCTCAAATCCTTGCTGATTAAACCAATTATTCTTCTGCCACCACTGCATGGCTTTGTCTGGAACAGGATTTGAAACTGTCTGCTGTGCTCTGCCAACTGTCGGTGATACCGACTGCTGAGATCTTTGTTGCTGTTGTAATTGTGCAACTCTAACAGCAGCTCTCATATCTGCCAACTGTTCTGTAAAAGCTAATTGTGCTTTTGTATCACCTTCTTCAACAGCTTTTTCCAAAGCTTGTTTTACTTGTGAGTATCTTTGATTAAATGCTTGTTCAGTGTTTTTATTCGCACCTTGCTCTAATCTTAACAGTCTAGCATTTAACTGAGCATTTTGCTCTTGCATCTCTTTAACTTGTAATTCAGCATCTTTTCTTTGAGCTACAAGTTTTTGTATTCTTTTTTGTACTTTTTCCCCATACTCTTCTTGCTTGGCTTTCTCTGCTTCTGCTTGTGCCTTTTCTTCTTCTGCCTTCTTTTCTTCGGCAACGTCTTTAGCTTCTTCAGCAGGATTATCTGTAATTTCTATTTCAAAATCTTCAGGTTCAGCCTTCGCCTTTTTTATCTCATCATTTATTTCGTTCATTACTTCTTCTTGATTTTGCATGGTTGCGTTCTCCAAGTTATGTCGCTAAATATGAAGTTACATCTACATCTTCTGGTAATATTGATGTCAATTCATCATCATTAAGCAAAAGCAGACGCACTCCATTAATTGTAACTTTCTGACCTGCATACTTTCCGTATGTTACTCTGTCACCAATTTTTGGTGTTGTATCCATTCTCCATTTCTTTCCAGTGTCACGATCTTTAAATGACAAGTCACCCAATGCAACTACACGACCATGTGCAGTCATATATTCTTCATTGTCTTTTGATTGAGATGCTAAGTACAGACCACCTTTGGTTTTCATTTTGACCTGATGAGGTTGCACTAATACTTTCCAATTTAATGGAGTTGGTAGTTGGTGCGAACCAATTTTTGATTCTGTTGATTCGTCTTTTAATATTTCAGCATGTTGATGAGACATGTTATCCATCCTCTTTATCTAACTTTTTCATTGTTTCATCGATAATCTCAGATGCCTGTGATAAGCCTTCTGCGATACCAACGTATTTTTGATATGACTCAAAATCGGAAATCCGACCTTCAATCATCCCCTTCGCTATCTCTAGCTTCTTCTCTTCCAAGTTCTCTTTGATCTTTTGGAGTAAGTCTGTTACTGTCATCTCTCACCTTTCCAGACATAGAAACACCAGTAACATGTATAACGACATCTTTTCTATCGTCAGTCATTAATACTTCTTCTTGCCTTTCATAGCCTTTTTCTTTTTCTTGCCTTTCATAGCTTTTTTACCCTTATGCATCATGTCTTTAGCTCCTTTTAAAAGTTTTGAAAATTGTGATCTTAATAACATAATGACATAAGGATAACATCAAATAAAATAATTTCAAGATAGTTTATTAAAATCCATACGCATCACAATAAGCATCTGATCCATAACATGGCTCATCTTCTTCCCAAAGATACTCGTTAAGTTTTCCACCATTATCAACATGCTTTTTCATTTTATCAAACAAAACTCCCATTGTTTGCTCAAGCATTTCTCTTGCCTTAAATCTATCACCTTCAGCTTTTTTAATAAAATCTGAAAGAAGAAAAACCTTATTATGATTCCATCTATTCCCTTTAGAATCTTCTGCTTGTGTACAATAACCTTCGTGATGTATCGGTGTTCCACACTCATCTGTACCTGCACGATACAACCAAGTGTTTGGGTAAAAAAATAATCCTTTTGCTTCTGTAATATTCATTATATTTCCTTTCTTAAAAATGTTTTACCTTGTGATCTAACTTTTTTATTGCCTTTTCTTTTAAGTGCCTTCTCCCAAGATCTAGAAGTGCTATGAGTTTTTCCTCTACCTTTTATACCTTTTGACATTTCGATTCCTTTCTTACTATACGAATCACTATACCATAAATAAAATAATTGTCAAGTAGATTATTATAAGTTATTGTTTTTATTAGGTAACAATTTTATTTAGAATTAGGGGTTGACAAACTAAACGAATCAGTATATATTAGATTTATAAGTTTTGAGAAAGGAACTAAAATGGAATTAACAGAAACTAAAGTAGAAGAAATAAAGGCAGAAGTATCAGACAAAACAGCAACTGCTTTTAGAGAAACTATATTATCTGGCATAAAAGGAACAGACTTTTATGTTAATGAAAATACAATAGATGCTCTTTTTAGTAGAGCTTGTGATGAAGTAATAGATCAAGTTCTTAGACAGCATAAATGGTAAACAAACTGGGGGAGAAATCCCCCACCAACTTCAGAAAGGAGTTCCTTATGGACAATCAATACTTAAATTTAAAAAAGATTGCAAATGCTTGTGATCTCAAGTTAATTAAAGTTGATAACCAAGATCCAGATGATGTAGATTTTGATTATTGTCTTTTTCGTCTTGGTGAAAGTAAACATGATCCTGTCGCAACTTGTAGCGATTTAGATCGTGTAGCTTTAGCAATTTGTAACCATATTTTATACAAGACAACTGCTGACGTAAATCGTGGCATTTATCTTCACAAAGAATTAGGTATTGAAAAATACCGATAATTTTATTGGGGTGCTTCGCCAGTATCTATAAATGGTAAAGCACCCAATGGAATACCAAACCTTAGATTATTAATGTCTCTTAAAAGAGGATCAAACATAGCTCTTGTGTACCTAGCAGATTGTGGATTATTTATTAACACTCTTTCACTTTGTGGAGTGTCTATCGCCCTAGATGCTATATCATCATCTCTAATAGGTCCTACTGTTTTTGGTATCCCTAAACTAAAATTAAGATTTTCTTGTAGGTCATAAAATCCACCTTTACCACCACGATCTATAACATTGTCAAAATCTAAAAATCTTGGTCTACCATCAGACTGTGAAACATTTCTTAAATAAAAGGCAATGTCATCAGTCGTAATTGTATTAACATTTGTACCTTTTGGTGTTTTTATAAGTTCTGGAAAAACTTCTGTAAATTTTTTCGATTCACCACCATCAATTGATACTGTCATTTCATTAACAGGTAATACGTTAAAGTTTTTACCTTTAGCATCAATTGTAACAACTTGAGGATTTAACCTTTTTGTTGTAATTAATTCTGCTATTTCTCCAAATGTTGGAAAGTCAGTATAAGTAGATGCCACAAAAGGTGACTTTGACATGTAAACTTCTTTGCCTAATGTCGGTCCTAATTCTTCTGGATTATTACCACTAAATCGACCTCTATAAAATAAATCATCAACATCAAAACCAAGTGCTTTTGCTCTTTCCATCCTTGATTTTTTATCCATAGGTAGATCATAATTTTTCATTAAATAATCATAGTCAAGTCGTTGTGCTAAATCTGACACAAAATTCTTTTGGTTATCGGTAAGTTCTTTACCTTCTTTTCTGGCTTTTTTTATAAAATCTATAAAGAGTTGTGTAGTTTGTTGTTTTGGAGTTAGATTATCAAATCTTAAATTACCTAAATTAGATCCAATTGTGTTAGGATCAACTCGTACATTTGCTAATTTGTTTTTTAAACTATTTGCAAATTCTACTAGCTTTGGTGCAAATTGTGTACCTTTCGCTATAACAGGGCCTAATACAGCACCTAATGCACCTTGCGTTATGCCAGTAGCAGTACGATCCCTTGCACCTTCACCACTTAAAAAACCTTCTGTAAATCCACCTAGAGCACCAATCGTTGCAGATCCTGCCATTACTCCCATTCTCGCAATAGCAGCAGGTGCAGTGACTGCTAATGTTGGTAAAATTCCTGTAAAAAAAGCAGCTGTACTTGCTTCTGGATTTTCTTCATCAAACTTTTTTAATTCTGCTCTTATCTGATCAAGGTTATCACTATAAGATTTATCACCTAGCACACTCCTCATGAATGCTTCTATTTCATCACTAGAGCTAAAACTTAATCCTTGTGCAAATTGTCTACCTGCACCTGCAAGATCTTTTCCGAAATCTTTGTTATAAATATCGCTAAATGTAGAACCTTCTGGTAAAGCACCAACTATCTGAACCATTATACTTGACCTCCAGATAGCTCCCTAGCTAATATCTGCAAAGTTTCACTAAAACTTTTATCCAGTTCCTTCGCAGCTTTGGCAAACTTTTTTGGTGATATCTCATCAGCATCTATACCTCTACGTTTTAAAAAACTTTTTGCTGCTCTTATTTCAGCTTGTGCTACTTTTTTTATTGCTGCTTTTGCCATGTTACCAAGCCTTACAACTCCAGTATCTTGCCTTTGTTTTAGGCCCTGGATTATCACAGTTGTGCCTTGCCCTAAAATTTTTGCGTCTACCTTTTTGATTTTTCTTTATTTTCATATTCGGATCTCCAAAGGTAACTCTCTTAACACGATCACCATCCATAACAAAAACAACCGACTTCTTTTTGCCATAGCTTGTCTCACCCTTCCGAATCCTTCTAGGTTTATTAAGAGATACGTTTTTACCTTTGTATTTAGCCATTACTTTTTATGAACTTTTTGGATTTCAAATGATGCTTTTAAACTAGCACCTTTATGTGGTTTATATCCACCAGTTGGATTCTTCATTAATTTAAATCCTTTACCTGACTTCATCCAATGAAATCCTTTAGGTGCTTCAACCGACTTTTTTGCCATTTGTATTCCCCTTTTCTTTTTTTCTAATTGCTTCTTTACCCTTTTTAAAAATACTTGCAACCTCTGATTTACCCATGACTTTGGCTCTTTGTTCTCCAACTGTCAATATTTGTATCTTTCTAGCATATGGTTTCTTTATCTTTTTTACTTTGGCAACTGTCTTTCTTGCATCAGTTGGAGTAGCAAATTTTATTCTGACAGTATCTTTAGGATTTTCATCTGTATATAATCTTCTTTTACTGCCTTTTGGTTTTTTACCTGTACCAACTTTTGGATCAGCTTTTTTTGCCACCTGATTTCCTCTTTTTCAAAAATACTTTTTTAGCTGACGTTTTACGTTTAGCTGCTGATTTGGC